TACTGAAAATAGAATTATGCTCATCCCAAATCTCTTTAGATACTTTAAGTTTTCTAAATAGAGAACGGATTGATTTCCCCTTCTCATCAGATATCCAACAATGCCATGGATTATCACCATTAGAGTTCAACTTAATATTAATCTCTAATTTAGGCTTGTGGTGATTTACAAATGGTGACCAAAACGCGTAGTTATCGCCAGAGGTTTTTTTCGATTTACCCAAAACCGATTCTAGTAGTAAGAGTAGTCTTTCTTCCATAACTACTAATATACGAATAATATTCTAATTATCCAAAAAATTTCACAGATGATTTTTCATCAATCCATTCTTGCGGTATTTCTTTCTTAGCCCACTTAAACCCATTCTTCTCACACCATTGTGCATATGTAGTCTTTGAACCTTTGTAAATTTTACCATTAGGGGATTGTAAAACAAATCGTAAATCCATATCAGGATTTTGTTCTTTTATAAGTAAGTGTTTTTTTCTATCTTCTGGCAGAAACCACCCCTTTGATTCTATAAAAATGTTGTTAGGTAATCTAAAATCAGGTTTATAAGAATGGGTGGTTGCTGGGATTGTATAGGATACTTCGTGTTGTTCGTATTCGCCATCAATACCTTGTGATTGAAGTTGCTCATCAATTCGGGTTTCCAACCCACTTTTATGACCCTTCATCTTTTGAATGTGAGACCAATTTCCTTTTGCCATAACTTTTCTTTTATATAGATATATTTGGTATATCGGTTTTACCCCATATGTAGGTTTTCTTTCCTTTTGAGTTTGTAGTTTCTACAACAGTCTTAGGTTTACCTATTGGTTCTAATGAGCCGGTAGATGGTGCTCCGAATGCACCATCCAAATCTAATCTAACATTTATAGTGATATCTACATCATCTCTGTTTTGAATCGCTGATGCTAATTTACCAATTGCAATTAAATCACCATTTGGATTGTACAAACCAATGGTTGTATAGTATGGTTTAAAATCAGAACCCGTTACAAATGGCTTCAATAACGATGCATTTACATCATTATTTTTTTTCAATGTTGGGTTTTGTGATATGTTAAATTCATTTGAACCAACTTCACACAATACGTTTATTTCGTGCAGTTCTTTTGTAGATTTGTACTTTACATTCCAACCATTATTTATTGAGTTATCATAATCCCAATTACCAGTACCCCCAACGAGTACATATCTGTATAATGGTCTTGGGTCTGATACTACCACAATACCATGCTTATAAAAAATCTCACCCACCTGTGAGGTTTGATACGCCGAACCCGTTACATAATCATTATCAGAAAGTAGCCCAATCTCCGTCTGTGTTAGTGCTTTATTATAAATTCTGATTTCATCAAGTGAACCACTAAATGTACCAAGCCCATCATTGGTATCTTCACCATACCCATCGGATAAGAACTTACTACCCATAACCATATCATATTTATTATGAATTCCTTTCATATTACCTCTGAGTGGTTGTATGGATTCTCGTGTACCATCTACCCACAATTCTAAGTTAGAGCCGGTTTTGTTAAATACAACGTGGTGTGCTATTGAATCGTTTAGGTTAGTGCTTGATGTAACCTCAGTCGTTAATACACCATTTGATATTGATGCAAATATTTTACCGCTATCAGATAATAAATTCTGATTACCTATCTTTACATCAAATGGATATATATCAGTTTCGATATTACGGTTGTACATCACCTGTTTACGTTTTTTATCTTCGGTGAAATCTCTGTAAGTTCCTGATTTTGAGAGTAACCAATTATAGTTATACTCATCAGCCGATTGAGATGGTGGTATGATAGACCACATAGATATAGAATAATCTTCTGATTCAAAGAAATCTAATTTTCGATTGTGGTTTACCAAAATATATGATGTTGAACCATCAAATGTAGCTTTGGTGCCAGATGGGAGTTCGTAATCACCGGTTGTGTATATACCCGGTGTATAGTTTATGTTTATACCTTTACCATCGTTTAGGTAACCACTTCTATCTTCAACCACCCTATCAAGTTTAGCGTATCTCGGTACAACTTCATCGTTGAATCCCCAATACCCTATCAGATTCCCATAGGGTGCATATGAACCAGTATCTATATTATCATCGTATAACTTACCATGATACTCATCTAACTTAGAATCTTTTATAAGTAAGAAATCATTGTTACTTGATGAAGTACTTGTATCTGTTATAATTACACTTTCAGGCCGAACACCATCTCCCAACCTATTATGTGGGATTGAAAATATAGATGCACTCGCATACAAATCATGCTCATTGCGTGCTCTATGTTTGTAAAACATTTGATTGAGTCCAGACCACACAACCTTCTGATGTTTTGAGTTCAGAAAGGTTGTGGAGTTGGAGTTCGAATTATCAATCTCATCAACTTCTCTATAAGCAGGAAGTCCAATTGACTCGGAAACGTTTATCTTTTCGCTATGTTCTGGCGATATACCTTTTAAGACCGAATGTGAATACAAATCGTTTCGATAGTTCACATGGTCTACAATCCATCGTTTATATGTGTTGAATGGTCTTAGTTGTACGCCACCCCCATTGATTGGTTTGTAAGCTTCTGCCATTATAATTCATTATCGTTCTTAAAAATCAAGTTTAACTTTTACCAGAACTTCATTAGAGAATGATTTCAGAATTGGTTGTGATAACTTAGCTACTGCTAATAGTTCTTGTGAACTATTATACAACCCAACAGTTGTAATATATGATTTTGGATTATTCGTAAATGTCGGTTGAGAAAACGCGCCATTCGAACCAGTCGTAAATGATGGGTTATTTGAGAAGTTATATTCACCGTTCTTAGCTCTTACAAAGTAGAATGTAGATTGAACTCTCTCTTCGTTTCTTGCGGCGAATCCAAACTCAGTTGAATCTAAAACAGCTGCCCCACTTATAGATGTGAACAATTTAAATGCGTTATCACCATTAACATTTGAACCAGTTACTGTATTAAACTCTAAATCTGTATTTAACGTATCTGCGTTCATTACAATCACACCCTGTTCAGGGTAAACCTGGCCGTAATATGTTTTTGGTGAGTACACACCATTTAAGATTGAACCTGATACCAAATTATGTACCCTTCCGATTTGTGTTGCGGATTGTTGGGTATCACCACTATCATCAATCAACTGAATAACTTTATTGTTATCAGCATCAACTGTTACGTTGGAACCAGTGTGGTCGTTATTACGTGCTACATCATCACCATTTAACGAAGCGAGATGTAATTCAAAATTACCAGGATCCAATCTATCTTTTAACCTAGCTCTATTAAAGTTGATAGCGTATATGTGTTCTGTGGATACACTATTGAACGAGAATGTTCTCTGATTATCTGGTAGTAGGATTTGTGCGTATTGTGAATAGATGGCATTTGATGGTGAATCCTCATTTTGGCCCAATGAACCACTACCTTGATTATGGCCATACGTTACTGAAAATTGTGATTCAGATGTGGAATCTGTTGATATCCCATCGAAAACTTCGTAGTAATATTCTTTCTGAGTAGCTGATTGTGCTGATGAACTAAAGAATGTAGTTAGTGTTCCTACGTTACCACTCCACAACCCTCTGGTTACTTTTTCTACACCACCTTCTACAACATCCCCTACTTTAAATGCCGTGTATACTCTTTTTGATGTATTAAACGAACCTGCTGGTAAAATTGCCATATCCTATTCCCTTTTTAATTATCCAAATGTTGAATCTAATGTGTTACCTACTGAGATATCTGGGTTGTTTGTAACCGTCAAATCAATTTCCGTACGTCCACCAGTCTCATTACCTACAACAAACAACTTAGTTGAAATATCGGTATTATCGGCCAGTACTTTAGTTCTAATTCTTACTGTTCTATTTGTACTAACAGTAACACTTCTTCTATCTTCATTAGCACCAACAACATCACTATTGTTTGCGATACCACTTCCATCACCAACGATATCAGCTGCATCGGAGTTTAGTAGTGTTACGGTGTAACCCAATGTTTCATTTCCACCATTTTTGGTTTCTATTGTTACCACCTGAGTCTGTCCACCCTCTTCCATTGTAATTGAGCTTGGGTTTGAATTTATAATTGGAATTCGGATAGTATTCTTTGGTAAAGTTAACAACTTATATCTTAATGAATAATTTTCATCTGTTACTGCCTCAACGATTGGCATGTTTTCAATTATGATTCCATAATAGTCTGAACCTAGCGGGTGTGCTGGATTCCACAGTTCGTAATCTACTTCATCATCTGCCAATGCGAATTGACTGATAACAAAGAAGTCTCTGCCCTTTGCTAATAACTCTCTACCCTTTTTTGTTAGGATAGCGTCTACAGTTATCGACGAATTATCTAAATATCCCATATTATTGCCCTTTTACAATTTGTTTCTTATATAAATATGAAGAAAAAACTTTTTACATTAAGTTTTGGCTTTTTTTACCCTTTACCAAATCATCCACCTTTTGCCTATCTTCTTTATCAAGTTTTACAGCAAAATCTTCCTCTACATCCCTATCATTGAGCGATTGTCTTAATTGCTCTAATGAATCTCTACGTTCTTTATAATTTTCTTCAGATGTTTTATCATCACCCTTTATAAGTATATCGCTCGATTTAGTTAAAGAGTTTTTATCAAAATCAGAATCTTCACTTTCGACTATATCCCTATGTGGTACTATAGGTCTACCCATTCTGATTTCCATTTCCTTAACTTCTTTTATTTGTTTCTGAACAGTATTCATTTGTCGAATTTCAGGATTCCTATTTTTTTTCTCCTGTTGTTCTATAATTATCTCTTCTTCTAAAAATGTAGAAATTTCATCGTTACTACGTGTATTAATGAGCATTCTGTTTTCTTTTTGTTTTCTTAACTTTTCACTTTCAACACGAGTAACCATCTTTTTCTTTATAGAATTTTTTGAATCCTCATTTAATTTTTTATCAGCGATTAACTTTTGCTTGACCAATACCTCAGAACCAGATTTTATAATTTTATCACCAACAATATCTGGATATGTTTCTTTTAGATACAAATCAAATTCTAACTTCATAAGTTCTAATTCTTTTTGAAATGTACGTCTCCTCTCCAATTCATCATTAAATGCTTCTTTTAAATCATCACCACGAGCATCATCTAATTTTCTACGGTCAAACTCTTCTTTGTATAACCTACGTCTATCAGAGTTTGGTAACCCTTTAGAATCTACGGGCCTGATTGCTGGTCTGAGTGAATCTATGGTATTGGGTTTCAATAACTCAATCACATCTTCTTCTCTGGTCTTATCGAATGTATCCAGTACTTTATTTTCTTCTAAAGGTTTACCAGTATCGATAATTGATTTTGGAGTTTTGATAACTTCATCTAACTTAGTAGATTCATCAATCGGTTTTTCTGGAGAAGTTATGAGTGGTTTGGCCGAGCGCTCTTCTAAACGTGTTTGAATCAGCTGATTCAATGAATCCACCGTCTTATCAACATTTGTTTTATTTGATTTCTCTGTTCTCATGATAATAATTATGTACCAGTCGCACTAATTGGTTGTGGTGGTGGTGGTGGGTCTGTTGGTGGTGCGTTATCTACAGAATCACCATTCAAAATATTAAACTCGTCACGTCTTTCTAGCTCACGTTCACGACGAATTAATTCTACTTTATATCTAGCATCAAATTCAGCTGAACGATTATCTTCAATTTCAATCAATTTTTCTAACTTACGTCTGAACGTTTTGACTTCATCTTTGTATTCTTGCATTCGAGTAAATCGAATATCTTCATTTACTGCTAGCTCAGTTACATCCAACGTGGTAAGTCCAGTCACAGTATCTACATCCAAATTACCCTCTTCAGCTGTTTGGGATGTGTAGATTAATACGTTGGGGTCTGCTTTAAATATTTCGATTACCGGTCTACCATCTGGTGTATCTGATGAGTTTGTGGTTAATGAGTCTGAACGTAGCTTACATCCCAAGTATCTTAAATTTTGAACTGCAATTGGTAGCTCATCTGTAGATACTTCAGCTGGTAATAATGATGATGAATTACTCAACTTCAATGATGCTGATAAGGATGTATCGTAAAAATATACCTTTCGCTGTGCGTATTTAGATTCTCTACTTGCTGATACATTTGTTCCAAGCACATTATAGTTCCAATACCCATTTGAACCAGTAGTCCAATTATTACCAAACCCAATATCAGCTGATGATGAATAGCTTAAAATTGTGTATTCATATGTGGATGGTGCGTACATATCTCTAATCTGTGGATTTCCCAAATTCTCCAAATCATCTTTTTGAGCTGTGATAATTCGTAGTACTGAAGTATCAATTAAAGAATCGTATTGTCTACGGTCCGCAGTTAAATTATATACAGTTGTATCATCGATTAGTGCATCGTATTGAGTACGTTCGGCTGATAATGCGTACACATCTGTATCATCGATTAGTGCATCGTATTGTCTACGGTCTGCCGATATACTATATATATCCGATGCGGTGATGCTAGTTTCATAGTTTGTATATGTGGATGTTATTGGTCGTGTGGCAGTAATAACCGTTTCATAAACAGGTCTGGTTTGTGTAACTTGTACTTTTGATTTTGCTTTAGGCCTCTCTAAAATATGTGGCTCAATCAAAATACCAGAATTATAATCCGCTCTCGCTGGAATAGTTTGCCTAATCTGTTCAAACACCGACATATCATACTTAGCTAACATATCAATTGTAGTATTAATCAAATTCTTTGCTGAGTATTTTCTAAACACTTCCCTTCGAACATAATCCAATTCTTCGTTTTGTTCTGTAAACCCCTCCCTTCTATCAGGATTACCAATGTAATCATCGATATCAAAATATCCAGTATGATTGTAAGTATCTTCATTATACATACGCGTTGCCGATAAGTAAACACCAACCACATTTGAATCCACAGGTGCTGTATCATATTGTGATTTTTCTTTTTTCTTTTCTGAATCAAGAATGCCAGTTAATTTGTTATTTTCGATTCTAACTTTATTGTTCATTATATTGTTCGCGCCAGCCGAAGGTACTTTTGTATAATATTCTTCAGTTACACCTTTCAAATCATTTTTTTCCATTCCTATGAAGTGTGCTCTTAGAGCCCTTCCATCTGAAGTTTCTGTTATTCGTTGATTGGGATGCGATGAGGATATAAAATTATTTAGAGAGTCTAACGTATCATACTCAGGCCAATTTTTGACTTGAGAATCTGGAATAATACGCAGTTTTAAATCGTAGAAAGATGATGTTGCTGAATTACCATGATATGTTTCTCTTGATAAAGTGTGTTCATCAATTACAATATCTTTTAATGGTTCTGCCCAATATCTAATTTCTTGTATAGCACCCTCTATAGGCAAACCTACGATTGGTGTTGTACCCTCTTGACCATTGGTGGGTTTACCGATATATAATATGTTGGCGGAATCGTTTGCTTGGCTACCAGTCCATGCACCATTGTATCCCGATTCGGTAGCGCCATCTACCGATATACTTGCGGAACGACTTATAGTAATTCTATCTTTGTTGCTTCTTCTGTATTGTAGCTTGTAACTATTATCTTGTGTTATATCATCAGTAGAAACTTCTCTTTCAACTACCAACGTACTCATTGTGGAATCAAAAAGAGGTACATCCATAATACTAGCTGATTTAATTGGTGCGTTAGTTAATGGAGTACCATTTAGATATAAGTGAATATTACCACGCGTTGCCGTTGCACTTGTTGAAGTACTCTCATACACAACTGCCCAATCTGGCAACATCTCGTCTAACATTAAGAGTCTACCATTAGTGTTTTTATGCATTATGGTTGTGTTTTGAGCTACGTTTTGCTGTATTTGTAATTCTACAACATCAGGTGTTATACTTTGGCCATTGATGTATCCATCATCATCCACATCATCTATTTTACCCCAAGGAAGTTTTACATGAGCACCACTCTCTAAGGGTCCATTGGTTAGCGAAGATTCTAACTCTAAATGATAAACATATCTATCGTGCTCCCAATAAGGTCTAACATCGGTTTCAATTACAGGCCCACCATATTCTCTGATTGAGAGGAATGTTTGTGGTATACCATATGTTGATATCAATGCCTTAACCGCTCTAGCGCTACCTTTTGTTTTTAACAAGTATGGGATGTTGTTTACAATACGCCTCCAAACTTCATAGTTTATCTGCTCATGAGGTTTAGAGCGTAGTGAACCACTATTGATTACGTTACCAAATTTATCAGTACCTAATCCAAATTCCCACAACTCCGACCTATCTTTACCTTGTGTGAGTTTCCATCCCATTGTTTTGGCCACATCATATAGTAGTTCGTTTGGCATACCATCATATGGGTGTTCTTCACGAGTATGAATTGATGTTAGCGAATTTATGTAACTCCAAGTAATATCAAAATGATGTCCAATCATATCGATGAATAGAATGTAATCTTGATTTAATGTATCTTCTACTATCGCTGATGGTATTACTTTAGTTAATCTTGCATCATTTAAGGAATCATATATACTCGCCGAGTCAATCAACCCCTTTTGGTGAGCTATACCCTCTGATGATGTTACACTAAACTGTACAGGTGGATATAGTTGTTGCTTTGGCCAAGGGGTAAGTGGGTAGTTCGATGAACTGTGGTGTGTGTATAGTGAACCTGTGGATTCGTTATACATCCACCGTTCCCACCCGTCCATACCACTAACAACTTTGTTCTTTCTAGTGATTGATTGTGAAACATTTGTTAATGCTTCAGAACCACTTACAGTATTTAATTGTTTTATTCTGGCATCGAACGATTCTATCAACTCTAACTTATACTTAAAATTATTCACCCGCTCAACAGCAGAAGAGTACTTTACAAAGTTACCAAAGTATGTGTAATCTACATTTAAATCAACTCCACCAAAAGAAGAACTTATGTACTTATCAACAATTCTTTGTGATGTTGTTAAATTAGCATCTAATAAGTCGTTCCAAGTTTTTAAATCGGTACCTGTGGATTTACCATAGTTACCCATATCAATTTTAAAGTTTGGTGCTGAGAAGTTTTCTGTTTCTACATTCTTTTTAGTTTCATATACCAATACTCTATCAATATATGAATCTCTAAGTACCTCATCAATTTTACAATCTAATGGTAACAGCCCATCTTCTAATGGCTTGTACAGTTTTAAAATAACACGCTTTACTTGATTAACTTTAAATGATGAATCGTAGTAACGTATTTTAGAGAATTTTTTTATAGAAGAGAGTCTACGCTTTCCAGTTTTGCCTGCAGCAGTGGGTGGTATATCGTAATATTGTCCCATAGGTATATTGTACTGCCTATCTTCAGATGTTTCGTTTTCTGAATAGTATATACCCTCACCATTTATATTTTTTTCTATTTCATAGTATGGTTTATTTTTTTCATCAAAACTTATATTAAATTTTGCACTGCGGCCGGTTGTTTCATATACCAAGTCGTTTGATGGTGTTCGTTTCCTAGATGTGTAGAATTCTACCCATCGATTTTCATTTTCAGATTCAATAGATGGTGCAAAAAATGTATCTTTACCATTAGCTTTATCTGTAGGGAAACTGACAGTGGAAACCGTCTCGCCATTTCTTTCATTGTTTTCAAAACTCATATCAGTTATTGTATGAATTTTGTTTTCACCAAAGTTTAAAATAAGATTTGGTTGATGTGTATCTTCGATATACTTACCACCTGGCCCATATTTAGAAAATATATCAACTAATGTGGTATCGGCTTCGACCTCTATTTCAGTACCATCCGAGTTGATGTTTACTATTTTTAAAGTCCCAGTTCTTCTTTTTAAAAAATTATAAACAATTGAATAGTACCCACTTTTTATTCCGGCCAGTCTAACATCGTTCTCAGGTCTAACTAGCAGATTTAATTCAGATGCCTCTTCACTTGTATCAATATCATAATCTAATTCTTCAACAGCTGAGTGTATTAGTTCATCTGCTGAATAAATGTGTTTTTCAGTTTCCAACTTAGTACCAGATGTGTATCGATTGGTGAGTTGGAGTGGTTTTGTACTTGTTCTTTGATTAGAAGCATCTACTAACTCATAGGTCTGCACCCCTAATACAGGAACTTTCGTTTCAACCAATATGTTTGGATTTTGAAATCTATTTATAGCCATATCTACACCCTATTAACGTCTACGATTACGTCTACGATTTCTACGATTCTGTCTGCGTTCTTTACGGTCCTCTTTACGGTCAGCACGTCCCTCTTTTCGTTCTTCTCTACGATTCTGCCTATTCTCTTGCCGTGCTTCTCTACGTTCACTACGCTCTTCTTTACGTTCTGAACGTCGTTCCTGTCTATCTTCACGCCTATCTTCACGCTTTTCTTGTCTGTTTTCTTTTCGTTCGGCTCTACGAGCTTTTCGGTCTGCCTTACGTTCAGCTCTACGTTCTTTTCGTTGTTCCTTACGTGATAACTCTTCTTCAAAAATCTCCCCATCATCACCGTCATCCCCTACTTCTTTTGGATTTTCAGGAAGTGTTGATGCTGGTGTACGTTGATTTAATGGAATTATACCCACATCGAATGCACCATAATCACCCTCTTCTACTGGGTTATCCCCATCAAATACTTCTACCGTAAGTATGGATTTCTCACCATATTGAAAAAAGTTTGCGGATGCATTACCACACTGTGCATGAACTTGCCAAAGGTCACCCTCCGTCATTTCTTCATTAAGAACATCATATGTAGTAGATAAGTATAAGTATTCACCTGGCCCCACATTAGTGTACGCCTGTGCAAATTCTTCTCTTGGTTCATATGGTGGTCTTTTTCTAAAGAAAGCCAATCTTAAAGCAACATCCTTATTTGGTGAGATTTCATTACCCACACCAATTGTGGTTTTTAATCGAATACTCTTACCACTATCTATTAATTCTTTTGTAATCCTATACCCATTCTCATCTAAGGGTGGTCCATATATAGTATTATCCCAATATATTTTACGGAAACCTTTAAACTCAAAATCACGACGAGCATACTCTGCAGCATCATAATATGATGGGTTCACACTATGGTAATCTCTATTACGCTCGTATGTTTCTGCATCTTCTGTTATTTCGTACCTACCACTAAACAAATCATCAAACGGGTCGTCTACATCGTTTGGAACTGAATTTACATATATTTTCTTTTCTGATATGAACTTCTGCTCTATTATTTCAATAGGTATATTCGGACGTACATTTGTTAGCTCATTAGATAATCTATCAATTGTTCTGGCATATGTTTCTTTCTCATAATGAGTTTGAGTCGCAGGGACAATGTGATAGCCATACTCATCAGTTGAGTTTTCTTTGAGAGTATAGGATACAATTTGATTCGATGAGTTACGTTTAATCTCTCTCCGATTCAAGTTACCTTCAACACTATCTGTATTCTTTTCCGCCATTATCTAATTACTTTAAATACGAACCCATCGAAATATTCTTTTAAACCAGACCTATCCACTCTGAATTCAAATTGGTAGTATCTTTCTGGTTGAAGTGTATCGAACCAAAAATCAAAATAGTTTCCAGTTGAATCACAACTCACTTTTGTGTAGTTTGTATTGTATGGAATTAATACTTGATTTGTTTCAACATCCCTCACCTGGTAATAAGTAGTTTCGGGCAAATATTTAATTGTAGTATATGGGTTTGAATCTATAAATGTTCGTTGTGGATATGTTTCTCTACCAACAATCCGTATCTTAGCCTTAGATGATTCTTTATATTCGCTGTTTAGATTCTTAACGTATACAGTTATATCATCCGCTATCAACTCATCTAAAGAACCCGTTACAAATGAGCTATCATCCCATCTAACTTCTAATGTAGGTACATATATTGTATGTGTATCGTTTGAGAAAAACTTAGATGAACCATAGCGTATAGAACCGCTTTCCTGCGCTACTGGTCGTTTTATTATAAACCCATTGTTTTCTCTATTACCACTCAACCAATCGTTGACATACTCAGTAACTTCAACATTTAGGTTTTTGTTATATCGTGTAAATACTTGCTCATACTCCGTTCCGTTGTATGATGAGGTGTACCAGGTTCCACCACCAGCTTGAATTTGATATCCGGCCTCAGAAACTTCTGATATTGGTAATGAACCTGAGTATTCGATTTTAAAATTGTCTAGCGAACCACTAGCCGGCGTACCATCTGGATTGTAGTATGTATATGCAAAAATGTGATTACCACTAAACGATGGTGTGTATTCGATTGCTTGTACAGCATTTGTTGTAAATGATGATGTGAGATTTTCTATACCTTCTCTGGTTTTTAAACCATTCGGGTCGTATAACGTAAAATCTATTTTAGAAAAGTCGGTTGGTGTTAAAGATGCCGATACATAGTAAGTTGAACCTGATGTTAAATCAGCTATATATGATGCATCTCCGCCACCATTGTTGGAGTATAGATTTAGTTTAGATTCTGAAGCGAACATTCTAACATCGGCATCTAATGTTTCTTTTACTACATTTCGTAAAACAAACTCACCCTTATTCTGTGTAAATGTTTCCCATACAATTAAACCATCACCTTTTTGATGTACATAGATTTCATCAAAAAATCCTTTAGTGGTTGTACCATTATCTTGCCCATCAAAAAATGTAAACCTCAACTCATGTTGACCAGTAGCATCTGCTAGGATTGTGAATGATTGTGTGGATGCTGTCGTAATGTTTCCAACCAAATCTTCATAATCTTCTTCAGTTTTCAATACTCCATTTGGGTCTTTGATTCTAAAAACTATATCATCAAAATCTCCAGGATCTACTTGAAACTGAATACCATATTCAACACTAGCTGATAATTCAGCTGGGAATACTAATGTTGTTCCCGAAAAATTAGATGCGGATATCGTTAACTTACTATTTTCATGTATTAAAGACGGCTCGTTTCCAAATATATCGTTTATGGATTCTGTTAAAAACGCACTACCAATACCATCGTCGAACCCTTCATACAACACGATACCCTTATCTGGTATTCTACTTGGTATTGTACCATTGAACACTTTGGTATTTTCAACATCCCACAGTGTTACTGAGTTTCTACGTTCCCAACTTACACCGGATGTGTTTATTGGTGTATCATAAAATTGACCCAATCCTTCATTCCAACTTTGTGATACTGGATATATTTCTAATGTATATTCAGCTGGAATTTCTATCTCTTCAGTAGATGTTAAGTTTAATCTAAACTCTGAACCAGTTACATCACCACTAACTATAGATTGTGATAATTCGGCTATATCGAACTGCGTAAGGATTCGGCTGTTCCCAGTAAAACCACCACCAAGCTCATCAAAAAATTTAGTTACTTCTAAAATTTCATCTTTTCCAGTATTTTGTGCCTTACGAGTGCTTGGTTCGTAGATTGTAGAATCTTTATGTCCGTATATTCTGTAAATCATATTGTATCCTCATTTAGAATGATTGCGTTATAACCTGTCCTCGTATATCCGAGTCTAAAAATTTTACTTCAAAAATAGAAGGGTCTTTAGGTGGGTAGATAATACCATTCTTAGTAGCTGTAAGTAAACTATATTTGTTTGGTGCATAGTTACCATTAAATTTATTGTAAATTTGTAAACCACCTACTCCATTCTTACTAGGTCGGACTACAGTCTGTACCCCTTCTACTTTATCTAATTCTATGTATACATTTGATAGGTTGATTGGTTCATTAATTCTCCAATTTTCAATATTGAAATACTCTCTCATTCTATTTATAGCTCTGAGTAGTACTTCGTTTGAATTATATTCAGGAAGTACAATGATTTCAAAATCAATACCAATATTTACAATATACGCATCTTTAATATTTACAGCATCTGTAAGTAATCTGTGATACGCTATGTAATTTTTTAAGTTGTATTTTGTAGCAGGATTTAACTTAGATAGGTTTTTGTTATTATCATATCCCAATGTGTATAGATTTATTGCCAATGGGTTTGGAATTTCTGTACTAATCGGTTCACCATCTAACTTACTATTCTCTATCTGATAATCCTGTACAACATATGCTTTTGCTATAGAACCGAATTGTGGAGGAAGTGCGTAACACCTCATCACATAATCTTCTCTGGTCACAGTTCTATTTTGGGCTCCAAAAAATGCCATAGCATTTTGTTTGATAGCATCTTGTCCTTCTGTTGTTTTACCACCCACAGCCGGCTCAGGATTGGTACACGCCAATGAACTTTTTATGAAGTTGACAACATCTGAATTTAGATTTATTTCATTTTTTAATGTTGTGGTGCTTCCCAGTACATTGGTCAAGTCTTTAGCAGGTACGTTATCTACCACACCATTACCAACAACGTACTTTACAGTAAGTGTTGTGTTAGCTGGGGCTGCTCCATATGTTTTTGTATACAGAAAATTTGAAGGGTCTAATGATGTATCTAAATTTTGGTGCTCAGTATACAAAGAAGAACCCACATTATCCGCATTTGGTATTAACTCTTCATCGGCGTTAGCAGATATACCTGCTCCAAATTGTATAACTAAAACCCCATTATCTTCAAATCTAGTAATGTACCTCTTAGGTACTCTATTCAAATCTAAAAGATATGGTGTATCACCTTGATGTGATGAATACTCAATAGAATTATCTTCATTGTTATCTATTTGCTCAAACACTGTATCTTGTGCTAAGTATGGTACTTTAGTCCATTTATCGTTATCATCATCGTAGATACTTTTTACTCTTACAATATTCTCATCGACAATTTTAATTTTATCATATATTTTTGGAGCTCCGAATGGAAATTCTTTTTCTATTTCCTTACCACTTGTCGCCTTAGTACTTTTTTTCAACAAATAATATACTGGCTCATTTGTGTTCTCATCTATCTGATATACCGATACTTCAGTCGGATTGAATGAGGATGAAAATGCAAAATCAATTTGTGATATTGTTGTAAATTCCACTTCAGAAAAATCTGTTGAACCTACAATCATACCACTATTTACAATCATTGCATAATCAAAATCAGGTTTTACATCATCACCACTTCCTTTAGCGGGTACTAGTTGATATACATCCAACGTTACTGATGCGGGTACTACATTTTTAGGGGTATATCCCATACTACTAACAATGTTGAATAAATTTGAGTTCTCTTCAGCTGTTGTTAGTAGCGATTCCCTTAATTGCGTATCTGTATAGAATGATAATACATCCCCAACATATGATGCCATTTCCATAAACATCATACCCGGTGATGATTCATTAAAATCATTGTACGTGTTTGGGAAGTAGTTCTTAGAAAACTCAATTAAGTTTTTTCTAAACTCACCAAAATCTCTACCTAATAGAGATACGTCCTTTTGTACTAAATCCGATTTTACTTTCTTAGCCATAATTCAAACCTTATTCTATTTCAGTTCCCGCTGAATCTACATATAGTATTATCTGTCGATTCGCTCCTTGCTCAGTAACTTTAAAACTCAACTGAATTCTAACTCGATTACTATCAAAGTTTGCTTCAACTACTATATCATCAATAATTATATATGGTAACCAAAAATTGATATCCTCTCTGAGTGTATCTGTGAGTTTGGTTTCGACATCTGCATTTATGTTTTCAAACAACAGAGTATATACATCAGAACCAAACTCGGGTTGAAACGGTCGTTCACCCTTTTTGGTTAACAATAAATTTTTTAGATTGGATACTGCCTGCTCTTCAGTAGTATAACTCTGAGCGAATAATCCATTCTTTTTACCAAATGGGAGTTTGATACCAACCGCCACATCTGGTTTAAAATCTATCGGATTGTAAAAATATTCTTTCCGTTGTTTAGCCATTTGTTATCTACCCTTTTTCTTATCAATTGCTTTCATCAATTGAGAATAATCTTTTGTTATAGCACCCATCACATTGGATACTTCAGGATTAGATGTATCAATAGGTCTACCATCGATATCTTCTGTTGGTAGTACTGATGTAGTTTCTCTACCACTCCATGCTTGTGCCTGATTCGAATCAAACTGAGCATCTATATTTCTCCACTCACCATCGTTCATTGTTTCGTTTAACATATCGTTTAACATCGAATTCTTAACAAATGTTTTTGCTTTAGGTGGTGTAGTTGTGCGTTCTTCTTTTAAGATATCGGATATGTTTATATCTAATGGGTCTTTAACCTTTTTAGGTTTAGACTTGGTTTCTTTTACAATTGGCTTAGAAGTCCGTTTAACTTCAGATAATATTGGTTTGAGTTCTTCACGAACTACCTTACGGATAATTACTTCTAATAGTTGTGCTAAATCTTTTGCCTTCATAGTTTCTGCTTTTATTATAAATATCAAATTGTTTTGTTTTACACCATGCCAATCCAAGGTTGTGGTATTGGTCCAAGTGGGACTGGCGTTACTGGAGTACCACTCGTAACAAATTCCGTTTGTAACCCACCGACAGTTTTAAGATGATTTGAAAATGCCGTTACCAATTTTTGAGCAAATGGTATCCCATATGGAGTTCTCGATGGTTCATGCTGAAATGCTTTAAGTAAGTCAACTTTAAGTGCTGGTACAACACCCCCATTGTTTATTATGTGTGTTATTGGAACCGGCACTCCAGCAGTACCAGTCGATGATGCCATATTTACTGGATGAAATGGTACAGGTGACATCGTAGTTGCCAACCAATATTGTGATGTTGCGTTTGCCCAGTCTGTGAAATGTCGTAGTTGTGGTTTCCCTTCAGAATCCTTTATATCGTTTAGGGTTTTTAGTATACCCATCTTAATTCCAGCATATGGTACTTGAACCAATGGTAGGTTGGCATGGAGTGTTGTTTGTGCCGTCTTAACTGCTTTGTGATATTCGGATGCAATCTTTTCAGCAGTCTCCTCTTCCGTTTTACCTTTAGATGGGTTGTTTAAATACCCACCAACAGTTGGTATAAATGCAGGCCATAGTGCGGGCATATTATTGTTTCATCTTTTTTAGTTCATCAAAAATCTTTTTAACTTTAGCTGCATTTGTAGCAGGTCCAGTTGGACCAACACCAGTGGTGTATGTAGCTTTTGCTGAAGTTAAATCTACCAACTCACTAACCAAATCCTCCATAAGTGTAAAGAACTTATCCATCTCCATTTGCCAAGTTGGAGTTGCATTTACAATATCCTGCTTACCGGCTATGATTACTCTCTCACTCTTTGCGTTAAAGAATAACCTATCTGAGTTCATTACTATAGTTGGGTCTGCAAATTGTGATTGTTGTTTGACACCATCACCCAATTTTTTCTGAGCTGGTTTCAGCTCCACCTTCTGTGTTGATGTAAACCACATCGATGATAAATCATCATTGATATCTTCAATAATAAATTTGTTATACCCACCACCACTCTTTCTTCCATTAGCAATAATAGTAATTGGGTCCTCTGGCTTTGAGGCCGTCCAAGACGGAGTCTCAGATGTTTTTTTAGGTTTTGGTGTAAATCCAAACCTCATAGAGTGCCCGAATCTACCTTGAAGTAGTACATCTCCAATAAATGGTTGAAGTGATGCTACATCTGTTCTTTCTACGAAACCATCACCAAGCTCAGAATCAGTGCTACCTCCGATACCCGGCACACCAGTAGAAGTTGCTACAAATTTAGCTGCTGTTTTAGTACTACTTATTAGTGCATTACTACCGGGAAGTGCGTTTGAATGTACATTCTTTTGTAGTGATATTGGGTTAAGGTAGTAATACGTTGTACTTTGACGACGTTGTGATGGGTTTGAGGTCGTACTTGAACCTTGAATTAGAACTACAGTTTCACCAATAAGTGGTATTTTCTGTATAGATAAATCGTATGGATATGCCTTTATCTGATTGTTTACATTTCCAGGTATGTAGACCTGTATAGCGTATACATCGTTTGGATTCGAATCCGATAATTCTATCCTTTTAACTGTGCCAGTTATTACTGCCATTACACATCCCCATCTTCTTTTAAGGAATCAATTGTATTATCAATGGCTTCTGCGTTTTTGATTAACTCTTTCTTTTCCTCATCCGTTAATCCCAAACCACCACCTTCACCTGAATTAGCTTCTTTCATCATACGTTGAACAATAGCCGCAAGTTTTACAATCTGCTCATCGTTTCTAATGGATACTTCCATATACTCTTTTATCAACGGAACAATCACAGTAGCATCTTGCAGATTCTTTACCAATGGTTCTAATTGAGCAATAAGTAGCTTTAACTGCCTATCTTTTTTCTTAGAGTTACTGTATACATCTGACATTATATCAGAGAAGGTTTTACCTTTAAATAATTCAGTATCTTTATCCATCACTACCTTTTAGTTTGTATTTAAGGTCTAAATGACCTTTCTTATTGTACTCTGAGTACAACTCTACATAAATTATCTTTAGCTTACCAACTACCTTTGTTATGTATTGAGTGTGTACACCAGTTCGTTCTCTAATAAGTATGTAGAGTGCTTTCTTATTATACGAATACAAATCATTTCGATTTTTAAATAGTTCATTTATAGAATCTGCAATGGCCCTATCTCTATCTTTTAAAAAAATCTCATACAGGTGATAGTCAATGTATTGTGTATAATGGTCTATAAAATCTGATTTAGATTCTTTATTGTTCTGGTCTACTACCTCATTAACAATATTTCGAGATGTATCAATGGCAGAAACTTCTTCTCTCGCTTTCATCCTAGCATAGTTTGCATTGTTCTCATTGAACAAATAGTTTCTTGCTACTACAGTAAAATAAGAAAACGCCCTACCATTATCTCCATTGAACTTATGAATTTTCTCATTTAAAAATGCAACAACGTTTGCCTTTACATCTTCATATGGTACATTGAAATAATAAGTTTTGTAAGTATGAATTACGTTCTCTGCGAGTTTATCAAATGGGTAGTGAATGAACCTGTTATAGATTTTATTCTTTAACTGCTGGTCCTCACACCCATTATACGCGTTAATTGCAATTTCTGTTATTTTTGTAAAGTATCTTTTACTTCTCTTCCGCCTTCGCTTCGCCATCTAAATCATATTCATCATTTAATTCACTTAGGATGGTTTTTATTTCATCAAAAATAAAACCACTTTCATCATCAGCCTCAAAAGAGCCTAATCTATCAACATCTTGCATTCTACTATATGCTTTTTTTAACTTAGAAAACATAGAAACCAGCGTAGTATCTGATTCATCTATTCCATCTTCTAATTTCTCTACCTTACGCATAAGGTTCCAAATAACATAAAATTGTGCTATTAATACAATTGATGTTAAGATTAATGCTACTATCATTATGCTTCCTCCACTTCACCAAAGATAGATTTAAAATCAATCTTTTCTGGCATCTTTACGTTTTCTAATTTTGCTTTCTTAGTTGGCCGTCCACCTACATTCTTTGTTGTAACCTCACCCTGCTTCATCTTCATCCAGCGTTCGTTTTCGAATCTAGCAGCCATAATATCAGCTTGGTGCATTACAAATGGTAACCCAGTCTTTA